AGCTCAATATTAAAAAAAAGTGGTATAACAATGGTGAATTTGAAAAATGTATTAATATCACGAACCAAATCCCAGTTGGGTGGACGAGAGGAAGATTAAAAAAATGAAAGTCAAAAAAATCAAAAAAGCGGAATGGGCAGGTAAAAGGTTCAGTCATATGCTGGCCGTTGCTCCTAATGCCAGTTCTTCAATTATTATGGGCAATACATCTCCCTCAATTGAACCATATAGAGCAAATGCATATAGGCAAGACACTCTCAGCGGTGCGTGGTTAAATAAAAATAAATGGCTTGATAAAATTATTAAGAATAAATGTGATGCTGATCCTAAATTGAATTATAACGAAATTTGGTCAAGTATTATTGCCAATGATGGGGGTGTTCAACATCTAGATTTTCTCGACGAATGGACTCGTGATGTATTTAAAACCTCCATGGAGATCGATCAACGCTGGGTTATACAGCATGCTGCAGATCGCCAGCAGTTCATAGATCAGGCGCAGAGCGTGAATCTGTTTTTCAGACCCGACTCCAATATCAAATACATACATGCAGTTCATTTCATGGCTTGGAAACAGGGTCTAAAAACACTTTATTATTGTCGCAGCGAAAAGATTTCCAAGGCCGACAAGGTTTCGCGCAGCATAGAACGCAGGGTTATAGAGGAACTGGATCTCAAAGCACTGGTCCAGGGCGATGAATGTCTGGCCTGCGAATAAATAAAATATCAACAACGAGGCAACAATGATAAAAAAAGCTAAGACCCGTCTAACCGACGAACGTCAGTATTTTAAACCCTTTAACTATCCGTTTTGCTATGAAGCCTGGCTCAAACACGAACAAATGCATTGGATTATGACAGAAGTTCCAATGCTTGAAGATGTCAAGGATTGGAAAAACAAATTGAGTGAGGATGAAAAGAAATTTCTAACACATATCTTTAGATTCTTTACACAAGGCGATATAGACGTTGCTGGCGGCTATGTAAAGAATTATTTACCCTACTTTCCGCAACCTGAGGTACGCATGATGCTGTGCGGATTCGCTGCTCGAGAGGCTCTGCACATAGCAGCTTATAGTCATTTAATCGAAAGTCTGGGCATGCCCGACACTACCTATACAGAATTTCTTGAATATGCCGAAATGCGAGAAAAACATGATTATCTGTTGGATATTAGCTTAAAGAATAGTACCAAACAATCGACAGCCGAACACATTGCTGCATTTAGTGCATTTACCGAAGGCATGCAGCTATTCAGCAGTTTCATTATGCTACTGAACTTCCCGCGCCATGGAGTCATGAAGGGAATGGGTCAGATTATTACATGGTCAATCGCTGATGAAACACTGCATGCCGAGTCTATGATTAAACTTTTTAGAACATATATAGAGGAAAATAGAGAAATCTGGAACGATGAACTTAAAGGAAAAATTTATACAATTGCTACCAAAATGGTGGAGCTTGAAGATAAGTTTATTGATTTGGCATTCGGCATGGTACGCGTGGCTAATTTGGACGCTAGTGACGTTAAACGTTATATCCGCTATATTACTGATCGTCGTCTTATCAGCTTGGGTCTTAAAGGAATCATGAAGATTAAAAAGAATCCATTACCATGGGTAGAGGAAATGTTGAACGCACCCACTCATACTTCATTCTTTGAAAATCGATCTACAGACTACGCCAAGGGCGCATTAACAGGTTCTTGGTCGGAAGTATGGGCGGCATAAAAGCATTTGGATCAAAGTTATATGAATAAAAACGATACGAGAATCGAAATAAAAGAAATTGATGCTGTTTATTTAAGAAGAAATATTTGTAAAAGTTGTCCCGAGAAAAAGAAGTTTTTTAATAATATTGAATACTGTGGACAATGTTATTGTGTAATTTATTTAAAAACTGCAATATCAAGTGAAAAATGTCCTTTGGAGAAATGGTGATGAATAAAATTAATTATGCTCATATGAATGTGGCGGAAGAATATGCTAAATTATCTTATGCCAGAAGATTAAAAGTTGGGGCAATAATAGTTAAAGATGATAGAGTAATTAGTATTGGATACAACGGTACACCATCGGGGTGGGATAACAATTGTGAAGACTGGGTTCAAATTTCTGTTGATGAATACGATTGGAAAACTAAAAACGAAGTTATTCATGCAGAGGCTAACGCAATCGCTAAACTTGCTAGATCAAATGAGGCAGGGATTGCTGCTTCTATGTATATTACACATGCCCCATGTTTTGAGTGCGCTAAACTTATTCACATTGCCGGCATAGAAAAAGTATTCTATAGAAATCAGTATAGAAATAATGAAGGTATAAATTTTTTACAGAAATGTAACATTGAAGTAGCACAAATATGAAAAAAGAAAGAATTTACGGATTTACAGCATCCACCTTCGATTTATTCCACGCTGGTCATGTAGTAATGCTGGAAGAAGCAAAAAAACAATGCGATTGGTTAATTGTAGGTATACAAATAGATCCAACTATAGATAGACCATTAGTAAAAAATAAACCGATACAATCTATTATAGAAAGACAAATTCAAGTAAGTGCGTGTAAATATGTCGACGATATCGTAGTATACAATACAGAAAAAAATTTAGAAGATATTCTAATGACTTATCCTATAGACGTTAGAATAATTGGTGAAGAATATAAAGATAAAGAATTTACCGGTAAAGATATATGCGAGAGAAGAAATATTAGAATTTATTATAATAGTAGAGCTCACTATATGAGTTCTACAGATTTGCGCAAACGAGTATTCGAGGCAGAACTTAAAAAAAGGAATCAGAATGCGTAGAAAACATCACTTTGAATGTATAGAATGTGATGCTGTTTTTAATATTAAATATGATCTTGATGAAGATTATTATCATGTGCAATTTTGTCCTTTTTGTGGTTTTGAAATGGATGAGGATCAACAGGATTTTTACGAGGATGAGGAAGAATAAGTTTTAGATACAAATGAAAGAGTGCCCAAAATGTGGAACACCTCACGAGAAGCCCGGGACTTTTTGTTCCAGGGCTTGCGCCAATTCTAGACAATGGACAACTGAACATAAGAAGGTATTTTCGGAAAAACAAAAGGCCTATATGGCCAGCGATCTTTCCGAAGAACATAGAGCGAAGAGACAGCTGCAGCTTAATTTATTGCATGCTGCAGGTATTATGAAACACGGAAAAAGAAATGAAGATTGGGAAGATTATTTAACCAATCCAGACGAATATTTTCTTATTCCTTTTAATGATATGGATCTAAAATTAGATGATGGTGATATTTGGGAGGAAATAGACGACATTAAATATTAAAAATTTAATGGAGTCCTAATGTGGTTATATAAAAATAAACCTATTCTAGAAATACCCGAAAATGCATATGGGTATGTCTACTTGATCACTAATCTTACCAACAATAGAAAATACATAGGTAAAAAACTATTTTGGTTCAAAAAGTTAAAAGTTATAAAGGGCAAAAGAAAAAGATTCAAAACTGAATCTGATTGGCAATCATATTGGTCAAGTTCTGACGAACTTAAACGAGATGTTGAAATATTAGGTGAACAAAATTTTAAAAGAGAAATTTTGCACATTTGTAAAAACAAAGGTACATGTAATTATCTCGAAGCCAAGGAACAAATGTTAAGATGTGTATTAGAGAGTAATGAATATTACAATTCTCAGATACAGTGCAGAGTTCACAAAACCCACGTTAAAGAAATTATTTTAGATTAACTTTTCTTCTTTGGCTCTTTTAACTAATACTTGAGTTTGATTAGAAGGCGTAATACAAATGGTAGCCATGTAAGTATTATGATAATCATTTGAATTATGAGTCTTGGAAAAATTCACAAAACTTTTTCCTTCTCCCTCTAGCAAAAAATTACAAAGTTGTTTCACCAATGATTCTTTAATCTCATCTACTGGATTACTTTTTAATTCATGCCAAGCATAAGTTTTAAAAGTTACTCTAATTAAGGTACCTTGAATATCTATTTTATCTAAATTTGCAATAGTGATATCTTGTGACATTTTAATAAAATCCTATTCTGTTTTCTTTGATCTTGCTAGTTTGCTTGTGGTAAATATCAGCAATACTATACATGTTGTTATCTTTTCGTTTTATGTCAACACCCACGACATTTGAAAGCTTTTTGGCTTGTTCTAGATTTAAATAATCAAAAGTTAAAACATCAAAACAGCGACCTGCTCTAATAAGAGCGGGATCAATATCCTTGACCGAGGGTAAATTTGTACTAAAAATTAATTTTTTATTCTTTGTTGTAATAAGTCCATCACCTACATTTAAAAATTTATGCATCACGGTATTGCCTTCTTTTCGATTGCCGAGAAAATTATCGGCATCCTCAATCACCATGATATTGTTATTTCCTTCAATAAATCTCGCAAATACATAATCTTTTTCTAGCAATTCGGGATCATAAGTGACCATTGCGCTTGATCTGGTGTATTGTAAAAGGCCTCTGATAAAAGTAGTTTTACCTGTGCCCGGAGGACCTATCAAAACAAGCACACTCGCAGACGAATGCATGTAACGATCGTAGTATTGATTCAAAGATTCTTCTCCCAAAAAAGGATACATTTCTTTAATGGGAGTCTTCTCACTAGTTAAAGGAACTGTTACATTTGAACCATCACTAGAATACACCCATTCAATAAATGATTCAGCAATGTCAAAAGATTTCTTTAGTTCAGATTCGAACTCAAAAATAAAATTGGATTCGCCTATTAGTTTGACTGAGATATATGTGCTACTAATACTATACTTTATGATGGCTTTGTCATAAAAGATAACTCCGTTTTCCTCGCCAGATTGAAAAATGCGAATACGATCTAAGGTGTTTTCATTTACATATCGTTTCCAGTCATCTAAAGAACACATCAAATGCATAGATTTAAATTGTGTATCTTTTTTGTCTAGTGCTTTATCCAGCAAAAAATCTGATACAATCATATCTTCAGCATCAGTTGTAGATAGAAAAATTTTATCATTGCCCAGTTTGGGGTAATCTATTGTATAACTATTTAACCCTATTCTTCTATTTTTTTTAAGTTGTCTAGAATGAGCAGAATTGTACACTCTGCCCATTCTAGCTAGAAACGAACTTAAAGATTTGTATGCATTATTCATTTATAACTTATGCCCCCTGTGTCAAAACATACTTTGCCAAGGATTTCCAATCTCCACCTTGTGCACGAATTTTAATTGTCGCAATTAAAGATCGTAAACTAAGATTAGCAATACTGTTCTTTAACTCTTTTATATATTGCAATGCTTCTTGCTTCATTAGAAGCGAATATTCAGGCAAAAACTCATCTTCATTCATAATTACTTCCATACGCTCAATTTTTTGATCTTGAGTCATACTTAAATCAACACACATTGCTCGTGATCTAACTGCTTGGTCAATACGATCAAGTTCCATATTGGAAATAAAAATAATTGAGCCGGTAAACTTAAATGAACGAGGAAGATCTTCATCACGAATATCTGCATTCCAGTTAATGTAACGATCACCGTAGGAGTCAAGTGCACCCTTAAGAAGATTCAATGCTATGGGGTCCTTGAGAACTGAATCACAATCATCAAAGATCAATACCATGTTATTGCCCTCAAACAATGAACGATACAATCCCTTAGCAGTACTGAAACCTTTGATCACCTTAAAGGAATTACGAGAACTAATAATGGAACCAACCTCGAACGAGGCAAGATCTGTCACATCGATTAGGCCCTTGTTCTTAAGAGCCTTGATCACGGTATGAGTCTTGCCCAAACCACCTTGCCCTGTTATAATAGCAGATGCGATAGTTTTGCTACTCACCATGTTAACCATTTGTTCAACAAAATCAAAACGCTTGTTGATACCAAATTCATCAATTTTTGGTTGCTGTTCTTTTTCGGATTCTGCAGAAACACTGAATCCCATTCTAGAGATTTGATCTGCTACATATGATTTATGTTTGGAACGTGACACCATCTTGCCGTCGACAAACCCCTCAAAACGATTCTTAATCGGATTGTGGATAATTTTGATTTGCATATTTGCTCCTGCGCAATAATTTCTAACCATACATAATTATATAAGAAGTCGGATTCAAGGTCAAGCACTCGTAAGTCATTGATTTATATAGCCTTAGTATCCGAGCAAAAAGGTGGGTCTTTATGGCTCAGTAAACCATTGATTTACAAATACTTTTCTTATGCTTGACCTAGTATCCAAAACGTGCTATAATTATAAAATGGAAAAGCGCAAAAAAAGATCAGACCGAAGGCACATTGTGTACATGTTACAAAACGTGCAAACCGGTCAAAGTTATGTGGGCGTGACTCAAGGGTTTCGACAAAAAGACCTTAGAGTCCGAGTGCTAAAACACTTTCAACGTGCTTTAAATGAGCAAAAGAGCTGGACTTTGTGCGAGAATATTCGAGCATTTGGTGCAGAATCATTTGTTTGGATGATTGTAGATGTGGTACGAGGAAAACCTGCAGCGCATGCTTTGGAGAGAACTATAATTGCTGAGGATTCTCCAGAATTGAATAGTGCTTGACAGATGTAACTGCAGACTATATTATATTGTTATATTAAGGAGTTGATATGAAAAAGCGTTTAGTTCCAGGTTTGAAGAATTCACAGCGTGTTCGATTCATTATTGATGGATTTGGATTCTTCTGCAAAGTAGAAGATCTATGGATCAATACTGGTACAACTAGTCATGCTGCTGCTTTACAAGATGCAGTATTTGCTCTGGCAAGCAGCAGAAGTGACCCGGGCCCCGCCGGCAAAGCCTGCATCGGCATTGCTGGTACTTGGCGTAATCATAATATTCAAATTGATCTTTGCTAGGACAAAACTGTGGGCGAAAAACTAGTTCTACTAAATCTTAAAGATTTAAAATGGCAGAAAGATCTTAATCAGCTTACGTTCTCCTGGGAAAAGTTCTTTCCGAATGAAGTAACTGTTTACAATCCCAAAACTAATAAATATGTTTTATACTGCAGAGTTTTGCCCAATGATGCCAGATTTGATCAAGATCTATGGGATGGAGAACAAATGATCTATAAAACTGATACTGCAACTAACAATGCAGAATACTTAGTATTGTATCATTCATAATGGAAAATCTCACTTGGTTAGATTTGATTTGGTTTTTTCTATGGCTTATTACTATTAGACATTTATTTCTTAATAAAGAGAAAAACAATATCAAATTATCAAAGGCGAATCCCGCTACATCTGTAGTACCAGTTAAACTAGAAATATTTTCTGCTCAAGTTTATGTTTGGAATGCAGATAACGATGAATTTATTGCGCAGGGCAAGGATACAGAAACAGCCCTTAATAAGGCCCTATCCATGTATCCAAACAATATTTACAAAATTGTCAGTAAAGAAACATTTGAATAACATCTTTACAATGTTGGTAAGATAAGATGAAATTTTTATTTAATTTTATATTTTGTATATATCTGGTTATAACTACCTATTTTTCATTTATAATAACAGATTATTTTTTAGATATTATTTTTTAACTTGGAGTATATATTATGGGTTTAGACATGTATCTCAGAGCACGTCGTTACTTGAGTTATGACGACAATCGTCGCAATTCTCTAAGGCACGAATTTCAGGTTCCCGATGATTGGGAAACCAATGAAGTCAGCTTTG